GGTGTAGATTTTTTGGAAGTAAATTTTACTGTGTCCGTTTTAGGACTTGTTTTTTCTTTTTTCATTTGATTTAATTTAATTTAAAATTTAAAAAAGGGGCACATTTCTGTACCCCTTGTAATTAAGTATTAGTCTTGGAATAAGAAGAAGTTGTTTGCACCTAAAGTACATACAGCTCTCTCAGACAAGAAGTTTACTTGCATGTTATCGATATCGTTAGTCGCAGCACCACCAGCAGAACCAGTAATCCACGTCTTATATCTTCTGTCTTCTGTTTCAGAAGCTCTATATCTTACATGTAAGAAAGGTCTCTTAGCGTTTTTACCAAGAATTTGGTCATAAACACTTGTAGAACCAGCTGGAACTAATAGTCCATTGATTTTACCTGAACCTGCACCTGATGGTAAACCACCTCTCATTGTAGGGTCGTTTAAGTATTTCCAATCAGTCTTATAAAAATCGTATCCTCTTCTAAATCCAGAGAATCC